AAGTCCCATGGCGCGTTGGGGTTGGCGGGTTGCCGGAAATAGACGTTTTTGTAGTAGTCAATCCACCACTCGTAGCCCACGGTTTTCGCCAAATCCTCGATTGCGTCTCCCACGGGTTGATAGTTGATGCGCCAATCGGCTACCAGCGGGACACTCTGCACGTTGGCGAGATTGAATCCCCCTACGATACCCACCAAATCACTGACGATAGCGCCCGCGTTCTGGTTCTGGTAGGTGCGCGTTGCAAGCCGTCGGTTGAGCAGCGTCTGGTAATCCTGCGCCGTGATCTGCACCACGATCTCACCGGTGCGCGAATCCCCCAGGAACTCACGTGGCGCGTTGACGATGATGCCGCCAAACTCGCGCACGCCGGCAATCTCGAGAATCACTTCTTGCGTAGGCTTGGGAATACTCGATAGCTGCGCGTCGGTCAGCCGCATAGAAAACTGCAAGGTGTCTACCTGACTGGATAGCACCGATACCCGTTCGAGGGTTTGCCACAACACCTGATTCGAACGGTCAACCCCTGCGATGGTCAGCATCATTCCCACGCTAGACCCCCATCAGCGGCAGGCTGGCGCGGCTGATTTGCCGCAGGTTGTCGTACATCCGGCGGCCTACCTGTTCGGCCACCATCCTGCCGTCCAGGTATACCTGAACGATAATAGGCTGCGGGTTGCTATTTCCCGCGCTTAGCGTCAACTCACCCCGGCGGATAGCGTCAGCAAAACTCCCAGGGATAATCATCTCACCCCGGTGCACGACTGCTAGCTGATCCGCCGGTACTGACGGCGTGCCTACGTCAAACGAGTTTAGCACTTGCGCTTTCAGCGCCTCCAGCGCGGCAGTTCCGGCTGCGGCGGCTAGCAGTATGGGGCCTTTAGCCGCCAGCGTAGCGCCAAGCGTCAGGGGGGCCATTGTCGCCGCCTTTGCGATTTCTACCGCAGAAGTTACGGCAATCTCAATCAGTTTTTGCTGGATGATGCCGATAAGCAATTCACCCAGCGCTTTCAGCACGTTGCCCTTGTGTTTGTCCATCAGCGCGCCAAATGCAGACACATATCCAGCCCAGACTTTTAGCGTGCCAGCCGTGGTTTCATTGGTATAGCGCGAGATTTCCCCCAACGCGCCGGCCATCACGTTGGCCATGTTTTGCCAACCAGAGGCCCACTGATTTCTGGATAAATCGGTGATGGCGCTGCCAAGGGAACTCAGCGAGCCGACAATCGTAGTAACGATGTTCTGCACGCGGTCGCGCACGCCTGGTAGCGCGTTATCAATCCCCTGCGTCAGACCCTGGATTAGAAAAACGCCGATGGCGGCCATCTCGGTCGAGGGAGACCGGATGCCTAGTTTTTCCTTCCACCACTGGATGAACTGGGAACCCATTTTTGAAACGCGTTCCTTGATGTCTTTCCAGCGTTCCTCAAGGCCTTTCCAGAATCCCTCAACAATGTTTTTCCCTACCTCGATAATGCCGTCCCACCAGACCTTGAACCCTTTTCGGAAATCATTCCAGCGGTTAGCCAAAAACGCCGCAGCGCCGGTAGCGCCACTCATCGCGGCGTTCCAGCCGGTTTTTAGCGCGTCCCAGATGGTCGCGCCGACTTTTTGCACCTCGGTAGCGAGTTTTTCCCAGGTCGTTTGAATAGAGGTCACTATTCCCGTCCAAAGATTCTGCACCGTTGCCGCAACGCCAGCCGCGCCGTTCAGCGCGGCGTTTATCCCCGACCGCAGCGCGTTCCAGATAGCCGCGCCAGCTTCTAAAAAGGGGCCGAATATGCCTTGTTTTGAGAAAAACCCTTTGACGTTGGGAATAACTACAGAATCCCACCACCAGATTAGCGCGTCGGCCACCTCTCTGGGGTCTGCGCCTAAAATCAGTTTGAACAATCCGGTGCCGAAATCGGCTAAGCCGGCTGAGAGTTTTTTCCAGTCCAGCGCGGCTAAACCGGATAGCGCCTGCAGGAGTCCGGCTAGAATCTGCTGCACACCCTCAAACTGCTTAGATTGCAATAGTTGCGATACAAAGCTGTTCCAGGCCGCTTTGAGTTTGGAATTGATGTTCTCATCGGTCACGGCGGCGGCTCTGGCCAGCGCGCCGTTGTAGTTCTCAAGCGCCGTCCGCGCAGCCTCGGAAAACTGGCCTATTGCGCTGGCGGCCAGCGCCATATCCTCACCGACCCGTTTACCAAATAGGAAGTTTAGCGCGTTGATTTCCTCCTCGCTGAGTTTGCCGTCCCGCATGGCGTTTCTCAGCGTGGTCATAATCAGATTGCCGATTTTGGCCCCCTCGTTCTGGACGGTCTCGCGGCTCAGCCCCAGCGTTTTGAAGGCCTCGAGGGTAGCCTTATCGGGGTCTTCGCCACTTTTCCAGGCTTTGCGCACCTCTGCGACTTTCTCGCCAAACGTGCGTAGCGCCAACGCAGCGGCGTTCACATCGCCACCACTCGCGCCGATAGAGGAAAGGAAAGTCAGTAGCTGGTCAAAGTCTTTGAAATAGGTGCGTCCGGTCGCGCCTAACTCCGCCACTGCTTCTGCCAAAGACGCGGGACTGATACCCACCGCGTTGGCAACCGATATGATTTTATCAGCAAGTTCGCGAAACGCCTTATTCACGTCGGCGTTGGGGCCAAAATACAGCAGGATGAGTTTACGAAAAGTCGCGCCGGCCTCGTCAATCCTCTGACCGGTCGCGTCGCGCCAGTCCAGAAGTAGTTGCGCCAGGCCGTCTTTGTTTCTGGGATTGAATATCCTAAACGCGGTCTCGACGCTTCGCACGGCGGCGATGACATCCTCAAATGGATTATCGTTTTTTCCCGCGAGTCTGAGGATAGAGTCCCGCAGTTTGGGAATATCCTCGATACCCTGACCGGTCATGCCTGCGATACTAGCGGCGGCTTCGTCTGCAGACGCATATACCCGGTATAGCGCCGCGCCGACGATAGCGCCAGCGCTGGCTAATCCCAGCAGGCCCGCACGCGCTACCTGCGCACCCAGCGCCAATCTGCGGTTTAGCTGCGTGCCAGCGTTCTGCGCAAATTTTTCTGTCTCGCGCAGCTGTTCCCGCACCTGCTTTAGCGCAGGCCCGGCCTGGTTTTTGGCTGCGATGACTATGTTGATGACGTTATCAATAGCCATTAGCGCCGCCTCGCCTGTGCGCGTTTGAGTTCGTCGTAGAGTTTTTTTGCCTCCTCGTCCTCAGCGCGCCAGGTCGGAATAAACGTCTGCATATCGAACGCCAAGTGCCACGGTTGCCGATCATCCAGCGCCTCGCTACCCCAGATCAGCACGCTGGGTAGCGTGCGGGTCTCCCGTGCCAGACGAATCAGCGCCGTCCTGAACGGGTTGTTCTTCTCGAGAAACTCCTTGAAATCGAGGGCCGCCGACCTTGGGTTTGGGAGTCAGCGCCATAATAGCCTCGACGAGTTCGTTTTGTAGCTCGGGAGGGATGAGGGAGACGTTCACCTCTCCTTCTCCCAGCAGGATTGCCGGTTTATCCACGTGGCGGTAAATCAGAACGCCACCATCGGGGGTTTTCTCGCCAATCAGGCCGCGTTCCAGCATGAGTCTGGTGGTTTTCAGTCCCCGCACCGCGATTGCGGGGTTTTGCAGGATGGTTTTTGTGGCCTCCTCGCGGGCCTCCTCGGGAGACGAGACCTCTCCCTCCTCCAGCAGGATTTGCGTCAAATCCGGCAGTAATCCCTCGGTGATGAATAGTTCATGTAAATCCACCCGCTGCAGTATGTAGGTCGTGCCGTCGGACGCGGTGTATTCGCGGCTGGCTTCCTGTTTGATGCGCTGGGTTAGACTCATAGTCTTTTAGTAGCTGGCGACGTTGTTGACCAGCACGGCCTGCATAGCGCGCCCGGTGGCGAGGTCGTATTCGGCTGAGAGACTGAACGGCAGCGTGATGCGGCCCTCACCGCCTACGTTGGGACTGCCGTCCAGGTTTTTCATGGCGGGAAACGTCAGCGTCAGCCTGGTATTCGCGCCCTGCGACCATTCGAACGACCAGGGGGTATTGCCGAACGCGAGAAAATCGTTGTACAGCGTGTTGTTATCGAAATCTGCCGTGCCGCTGACCTCGATGGTGCGCATGCCGTTCCAGGCCACGCGGGAGATAATCCCACCGTTGTTGTTGATGGTGCGCACACCCTCGATGTTGTTGTTGATGGCGATGGAGATGTCCTGTAGCGAACCAAATGCCACGCCGTTGCGCTGCACCAGCGCGTCCAGCGTAAACGGCGTATCGGTCGGCAGCGCCACGGTCGGCGCACCGGGATAGTCGTAGCTGGCCCCGATCCACTGGGCCTCGAAAGTCAGCATGCCGCCTTTTGCGAACGAAAACGACAGCGACTGGCACACGCAGCCGGAGTAGCGTTCGATAGCCCCATCACGGCCTACCGTAATCGAGTACGGCGGCAGCGCGGCGCTGTCGGAAAACCGGCCCTGGGTGGGGTTGAAGGTGTGGGTATAGGGACCGGTGCCGGTAGTGGTAGGCGCACCCAGCGCGGCGCGTAGCAAATGTCCGATCAGGCTGGGGTATACCGGCCCGCTGAAGCTGCCGCCAATGGTAATCAGCCCCTTGTAGCGGGGACTCTGATCGAGAATGCCGCGAATCTGGGCCTCTGCGATGGGTTCAATCGAGACCTTCAGACTCTCGCTGGAGAACGGGAAAAACGCGCTGGCTGCGACCGGCGTGTTCCAGGCCGTCTCCCTTCCCAAACCCAAAAACGATAACGCGCCAACCCTACTCATGTTTTACCTCCTGGTTCTCGGGGCCTTCGGCGGCCTCAAATAGAACACCTAGCTGTTGCAGCGGATCACCCGGCAGATCAGCCACGCGGTGAACTGAACCCGGCTCGAGGATGCCGTAGCCTATCACGGCACGTGGCTCGGGATGAACCCAGCGCACGTATTCGATGGTTGCGGTTTGCGGGGACTCGGGTTTGTCGGATTTTTTCGGCATAATCACCTCATATCAGGTTTTCCACTATCACGGCCTCAAACTCAATGCGACGCGTGCCGACGATAGGTGTGCCTAACGGACTCGGCACCTGACGCACGCTGCGCATGAGGAGTTTTTCGTTTAGCAGGCCGCCAAGGGTGCGGTCGGACGTGATGGCAGCGCGCACAGCCATCACCAGTTTCCATAGCCGTTCGTTGGACGCGTCCAGGTCGGGTTCTTGCAGACTCACGTATACCCCTACCTGCAACCGCAACCCGTTGAGAGGAAACCCAGGCCGTCCTGGTTCATCTATCAGTTCCATGATGTTGACGTGGCACGCGGGCCAGTCCTCGCAATAGGGAAATTCGCGCAGCGTGATGTCGCCAAATCCACCCCACCAGCTACCCAGCGCAGGAGAACCCGCTGCCAGGTCAGGCCAGCCGGCAATCTGGCGGATAATCTGTTCCTGCACCTCCCACGGACTAGCCATATTTGGCGATCTCCCGGATTATCCGCTTAGCGCGCCTATCGAGTTCGGCCTGTCCAGCGCGGCGGCGTTTGCGTTCCTCGACGATTTTCTTGGACAGCCAGGAGTTTACCATATCGTCCATGCGCTGCACGGCCTGCGGGGTGAGGTACATGGCCTGCCTAGGGTCACCCTGACCGGCCCCGGCATAGCGTGGGTATTCTCGAGTGCTGCCAAACTCTACAAATGCGGAGTCCTTGCCAAAGTGATATTCCTCAACGGTATACGCGGTACCGGTGGTGAGGTCTTTGCGAAACTCTCCTGTCAGCTGCAGGATATCGCGAGGATGCGCGCTGGTGCGTTTGATGATGCTAGCTAGATAGCGCGCACTCAGCGGTTTCCAGGGTGGATGTCCCGCGCCACCGTTGCGACCGCCTGCGTGGGCCTCGAAAATCTCCGGCTGCACGCTAGTGCGGTAGTACTGGACGAGTTGTTTTAGCAGGGGCTCGAGTTGCGATAACTCCTCTCCGATGGCCTGCAGGAAATCGGCAGTCTGTCTGGCGGGGAAGGAATACTCGGTCGAAATCATCAGTCGAACTCCTTACCGCTGGCGGGGTTGTGGTAGGTACCGAAATAACCGGCCTTAGGCTGCACGATTCGCGCAGCCGACTTCTGTTTGAGACTCGAGAACAGCGCTTTGGCGCGGTCGGTGGCGGCAATGCCATAGTCGGCGAGTCTATCCAACGCGGCGATGAACGCGGTGCCGTTCTGCAGCGCCTTTAGCTGCGACCTGGCGCTGGCGCGATAATCGGCGGCGGCGCTGCGTTCCTCCTGCGGCTGGAATCCGCGCACGGGGTCAATCAGATACGCAGCCGCCAGCATCATCACTATTGGCCCCAGCGCGGTGTCGGCGGGATCTAGCACACCGGCGGGGGAGATGATATTGCCGTCAGAATCGCGCACATACGCGGGAATGCGATATAGCGCGGCCAGCGCGCCACGCACCTCGGCACCGGCGCTGAGGATATGTTCCCTGGCGCGACTGCGCTTTAGCGCGTCCCACCTAGTGTAGTCCTGTTCGATGTAGAGTGCGAGGCGCTGCGCGCTGACAATCATCAATTCCTCCTGGGCCGACCACGGCGGCGCGATTCAAGCTGGGACTCGTTTTCGGGTTCGGCTTCAGACTCGAGGGGTGCGGCCTGGGATTCCTGTTCGGATTCCTCCTCGAGTTCGAGGATGGCCCCCAGTTCCAGCAGAGGCCGTGCCGCGTCCTCCTCGAGGGATACAATCTGGCCACCCTCGTAGTACTCACCGTTGTGCAGCAGGGTTCGGCTGGGTTCTACTCGATAGCGTTTCTTCATGCTGACCTCCGATAGGTTGTAGCGGCCTCTAGCAGCTAGAGGCCGCTACCTATTACGCTACGGCGTTTTCGAACAGGAATCCCGCGTCTGGCGCGATGATTTTCTCGTCGCTGTTCCACGCCACTTTGGTGAACAGCGACCCCTTCACGCCGCGCTTGTAGTCAATCTCCTGGTAGACGTTACGTTCGGTTTCAACAAACGTCACGCCAAAGGTCAGCGTTTTCACGCCGGGGTTTTCCTGCACGTGCAGCAGTGCCGCGTGTTTGCCCCAGGCCCGCACCAGGTTGGGGGTCTGGCCGATGTTGGCGATGTTGACGCGGCGGCGGCCTACCAGCACGCGTTCAATGCCGAAGTCGCTGAGGTACTGTTGCAGCTGCTGCACGGTAGCGCCGGCACCGGCTACGCTGGCGTTGCCACCGAGGGGGAATAGCCGCGCCGCGACCTTGGGATGGCGACGCATGACGCGCCAGGTATCGGCGCCGAGTACCAGCGTGTTGGGAGGCACGGTCAGGCTATCGGCTGCGTCCTCGATGGCGGCCAGCGGGTCGGAGTTGGTGTAATCGCTCCACTGGCTGGTGCCGGAGAGGGTGATTTTATTGCCGGTGGGATAGC